ACATGATCCGCATGTACGCGTCCCGGTAGGACGGGTCAGAACGGCGGATCAGCTGATAGGAGATGTCGGAACCGCCGGCCAGAGTCTGCAGCGGCACGTTCCCCTTCTTGATCGACACTTTCACCGAAGTAATGGCGCTCTTTTCGGTGGTCTGCTTGCCGACGAGGGTGGTGAGGTCACCATCGAAATACGGCCAATTCACATCCATTCCGGACGCCGGGAGCGCGGCGGTCCCGAACGCGGTGATGGCCGGCCGGCCCCGATCGATGATGCCATACACGTTCGACACCCATCCGGGCGGGAGCACGCCGGGATTGTCGGTGGTGATCTGGTCGGCCAGAGCTCGCACCAGGAGCCCCCGGAGGGACGGGTCGGCATAGGTGGCGGTCACGAAGTCATCGAGCGACCGGAACCGCGACAGCGGGTGACCGGGATCGCCGGGGGTGGCGGCGAGCATGTCGCGTCGCACCTCATCGCGGAACAGATCGAGCGACCGGGTGAGGATCTCCGGGGTGAGGATCTCCACCACCGGGGCGGGGTCGGGCAGGGTCGGGGTATCGATGATGGTCACGGCGGAGCCTTTCGGGGTTGGGTTGGGGTCGGGGAGCTCGCGCACGGCGAGGATCGGTGCGTCGAGTTGGGGTCGGAACGCGAACGCGATCCCGTGGACGATCGCCCGGGTACGGGTGACGAGACGGTTGGCGCGGTCCACGATGGTGCCGGCCGGTACGGCCTCGAGCTCCATCGATACCGAACGGATCACGCCGGCGTCGACGAGAGCCATGGTGTCTGCGCCGGCGGCGGTGTTCGCCACCCGGAGGGTCACGGTCGGCCCGTCCGGGCCATCCTCGAATGTCGACACGTCGGCCCGGCCGATCAGGGTGCCGTGATGGGTGTCGACCACGTGCACGTCCTCCGCGAGCTCGAGGGAGCCGGGCCGGTATTGCTCGCGGTAGCGGGTGCCGTCCTGCTCGACCACCTCACGTGGTGCGTTCCATGAGCAGAGCCGCACGGTGACGGTTCGGGCGGCGGTGTCATGCTCGAGGATTGGGAGCTCGCGGTAGAGCAGGTCCACGTCAGATCCCTTCCACGTTCGGGGACACCGGGACAGGGACGGCGGCCGGGATCGCGGGGAGCCCCTCGAGGGCACGGGCCTCCGTCGGTGTGTGGATCCCGGCATTGATCGATTGGGCGTACGTGGAGATCCGGGCACCGAAGTCCATCCGCACCAGGTTCGACGTGTCGAACACGGCCTCTACCCCGCGGGGGAGCATGTCGGTGAACGCGGCGGCGATCCTCGAGAGGTACCCGGGGTACAGGCCGAGCTGCAGCCAGCGGCGGAACTCGGCATCGGTGGTCGAGTAGGTGAGCGAACCGGACGACACCAGATTGAGCAGGGACGGCGGAATGAGCAGGACACGGCCGGCCACACTGTCGAGGTAGTTGATCGCGTCAGTGAGTAGCGCATCGGCGGCCGATTGGGGTGAGAACGTCTCGAGCTCGACACCACCGGAGAGGAACGCTGGCCGGCGTTGCGCGCGGGCGGCGGTCCATTGGGCCATGAACGCTTCCGCTTGTGTGGCGGTCTGCCGGGTCGGGTGTTTGATCGCGTACGGCGGGACGGCGGCCCCGTAGTCGTAGTACTCGGCGGAGAACCGGTACACGGTGGCGAGCTGCTCGAGGGCGGTACGGATCTCCAACAGCGGTGAGGTGCCGATCGGCCCATCGTCATCGGTGATGAACGACAGATAGCGCATCGATCCCGGGCCGCGGAGCGGTGCGCGGATCCCGTCCACCCATACTTCCGCCACCTCATCGCCGGCGGCCGATAGCTGGTACTGCACCCGGTGGGAGTCCACCACCCGGATCGCGAGCGGGTAGCCGTCAGATCCGTAGTCGTACACCCGCCACCATGCGACACCATGCCGGGTGAGGTTGTTCACGATCCGCTCGAGGGTGAGCCGCACCGGTTCGCGTGGATCGGGCCGCTTGAGTAGCGCCGGGGTCGGGGAGACACGTTCCGCGCCACGCACCGCGACGATCGGCATGGTGGCCACCGTGTCAGCAATCAGCATCCGGCCGGCGACCACCACCGGGAGGGTCCACGGGTCGAGATGGTCGAGCCGGGCGGCGACGGCCTCGAGGATCTGCGCGTCGACGGATCCGACCGATTCCCTGCCAAGAAGTCGAGCAAGCGTCCCCATCGGCGGACACTCTGAGGTAACTACCCGGCGGACGCAAGCTGTACCGCCGGCCCGGTTCGATCTCCGGGCCGATCCGGGGTCGGAATGGGTGAAGGGTGCGGACGGCCGATTATCGGGCCGGAGATCGAAACGTAGAGGGAGTTACCTGGTCAGAACACGCCGGCGGCGGACTGATTCACCTCCGGATGCCCGTATCGGGCCAGAGAGGCGGCGATCAGCGGTGACACGTCGACGGTGGAGTCCTTCCGGCCGATGCACCATGAACCGTCTCCCACGTGCCGGCGGCGAGCTCCGAGCAGAGCACCATCGAGCGACGGGTGCGGTACGTGCCGGATCGAGGCGGTACGGATCGCTTCCACGAGTTGGGCGGCCGCCGCGGTCACGTCCCGTAGTTGGAGCTCGCGTACCGGGACGCCGGCGGCGATCAGCGCGGAACAGATCGCGCCGACCGGTGCCACCGGGTCGAGTAGCACGTGGTCGACTTCGTACCGGTCGCAGAGCTCCGCGCACCGTTCGACGGCCCACCATTGGCCGGGCCGGTGATCGACCACCTCCACGATCGGGACGCCACCGGCGATACCGCATGCCATGATCGCGGTCGATTGCTGGTCGGGTGACGAGTCCACGGCGAGGGTGACCAGTCCCGACCGTTTCCAGGTGGCGGCGAGCCGATCCCACGTTTCGACGTCGAACGGCGAACCGGTGACGCCGGCCCGGTCGGTGATGTTGAGATAGATCCGGCGGAACTTTTCCGGGTCACGGGTGTGTTCCTCGCGGAGCCATGAGAGCGGGATGGTGCCGGTCGGGTGTCCCTTGTGGCGGATCGCGGGGTGTGAATCGATCCACACCGCGGGGTCGTCCAGATCGAGGCCGGGCGCGTCGGCGGACCACTCGAGGTGACAGATCCCACGGCCGGTATCGGCGGCGGCGGCGGCCCGGCCCCGCTCGAGCCATTCGGCCCACCATGTCGAGTCCACGTCACCGGCCGCGGAGAGGATCCACGTTTGGGCTCCGGGCCGGGTGGCCATGAGCGGCCGGGCGGCCACCTCGAGCTCCGCACCACGGGCGGCCGAGAACGACCACGCCTCATCGAACACGATCAGGTCACCCGCTTGACCGTGCAGACTGGTCGGGGTCGGGGCGAACACACGGGCGGCCGACGCGAGGCGGGGCACCACGAACGCTTCCGAACCGTTCGACAACCTCGAGTCAATGAACGGCCCCACCGGGGACACGTCGACCATTGGCACCCATTCGTCGCGCAAGGTCACGACGGCATCGGCCCGGGACTGGGCGGTGTACCACGCGCGGCCACCACGGCCGGAAGCCATGATGACCCGAAGGAGCTGCAGCAGAATCAGCAGGGACTTCCCGGCACGCCGGCCGACGGACACCACCACCGTGTCATAGGCGTGGACGAGCTCCCCGGTGTCGGGGTCAGGGACGAGCTCACCGGCGACGGCGGCACAGTGTGTCTGCCACGGGTGCGGTTCGATCCCGACGGCACGGGCCAGCACGTCGACGGCCGGCCCCGTCGACGGCCGATCACGCCGGCGGGGTGTGCCGTACCGCGGTGGAGAGCTCACCGAGCAACCGATCGAACGCGTCCGCGCCGGCCGGCCCGGTCGGACGGAGCTCCGCGAGGATCTGCGCGTGGACACGGGCCACCGAACCGACCACGTGCTCGGATCGTTCCACGTCGGCCTCGAGCCGATCGAGGGAGGCGGCGGTGGTCCGGGCGGCGGACACCTGCGCGGACACGTACGGGTTGTCCTGGCCGAGCTCGCGGAGGTACTTCGCGAGCCCGTCCACGGCGCGTTCGTTCCGTCCACGCTTCCGGGCCGGCTGGCCGAACCCTGGGAGGCGTGGCGGCCGGGTCATGTCACCAGCACGGCGAGCACCACGGCATAGACGATGACGGCCAGCATGGCGGCGGGCCTCGAGAGGCGGCGGCCTAGGTGCGGTGCCGAGCTCATCGGTCGGAATCGTAGCGATCCGGTTGTAACTGGTAACGGTTCCGAGTGTTCAGGAGTGTTCGAGAGAGAGATGAT